GTAAAAATAATTGCTTATGAATCTCATACAAAGAATTAAAGCTGCTTTTATTCCTTCTCAAGGTAGTGATGCAGGTAACAAATACAATCAATCTTTATTCTCTTATTTCAACGGAATATTCTTTAACATCCCTAACAACCCAAGAGCGTATGTTCGTAGTGGCTATCAAGGCAACCCTGATGTATTTGCTATTATCAATATGATTGCAAAGAAGGCTGCTTCAGTTCCTTTCTATGTTTACGAGATTGATAACAAAAAGAGTTTTAATAGAACAAAGAACAATCCTATTAACTTACTTAAGAAAGGATTAACGGAAGTTGAAGGAACGGATTTAAACAGGCTTATTGCAAGACCTAACGAGATGCAAAGCCAACAAGAGTATATTGAATCTTTAGTTTCTTTTTTAGAGATTACTGGTAATGCTTATTCTTATAAGTTTATGCCTGAAGTAGGTAGAAACAAAGGTGTACCAACTAAACTTTATCCTTTACCATCTCAATTCACACAAATCATAGGAAGTGGTACTTTTGAGCCAATTAGTGCTTATAAGCTACAAATAGGAAACCAAGAAATTGAGTTTAAAGTAAACGAGGTTAATCATATTAAGTTCTTTAATCCTGATTATAATGTAAGTGGTAACCAATTATACGGAATGTCTCCACTTATGGCTGCTTGGGAAACTGTTTCAAGTTCAAACGAAGGTACAAGAGCAAAAGCTAAAGCATTTATTAATGGTGGTGCAGCAGGTTTATTGTTTAGTGGCGATAAAGATGCAATGCTTGATGGCGAACAAATAAGCAAGATTAACCAACAGATTGACACTAAATTAACTGGTGCTGACAACTATAAGAGAATAGTAGCTACTAACGGTATTGTGGATTATAAGCAAATTGGAATGAGTCCAGCAGACCTTGAGATTATTAAATCAATAGGTGCGGATAGAGATACCTTGTGCAGAGTGTTTGGTGTTGACCCTATCTTAATGGCTACTGATTCGGCTTCGTATAATAACAAAGAGATGGCTTACAAAGGATTAGTTACTAATACGGTTGTACCTATCTTAAATCTTATTAGAGCAATGTTTAACGAGGTTGCTTTATATTACTCTTTAAGAGATGGTAAAGAATACTATATTGATTACGATGTTCAAGCGTTTCCTGAAATGCAAAAGGATATGGAGAAGATAGTAACCCAAATGAAAGAAAGTTGGTGGATTACTCCTAACGAAAAAAGAGATGCAATGAATTACGATAGATTAGACCAGGAAGATATGGATAGGATTTTAGTCCCTACTAACTTGACTTATCTTGATGAATTAGGAATGAGCGACCAAGCGTTATAATGACACAAGAAGAATTTGACACTAAACTACAAAAGTATTTAGAGACTTACGGCTATCGTTTGTATTCTAAGGCTTTAAAAGAATCTATACAACCTATCATAGATGCTTTAAACGAATCGGAATCGGTTGAGTTTACTAAATCTATTTCTGGGATGTTATACACAGGAGTTCCTATCGCAATTGCTATGCAAACCTTTTATAATACTGCTTGGAATAAACAGTTAAGAGGTTATGTTAAATGGCTAAAGGCTAACTTACCTGCAGAAGCAACTATTGGAATAGGCTTTGAAAATCCTGTAATGGAAGCTGCTTTAAAAGAATATTTTTCGACCATAGGTGGGCAACACATTAAAGATATAAACGCAACAAGTTTAAAGAAGGTACAATCAGCATTCCAAACTGCATTAGATAACAACGAAGGTTTTAGAGGTGCAGAAAGAAGATTAATTAATGAAGTAGGAATGAATAAAACAAGGGCAAGGCTTATAGCAAGAACAGAATCTGTAATGGTTACTAATGCTTCTAAGTTTACTCAAAGTGAGTTAATGCCTATTTATATGGAGAAGACTTGGGTACACGACCACCCAAAGATGCCACGAGATTGGCATATATCTTTAAGTGGCAAAACAATTGATTTGGATAAGAAGTTTAATGCTAATGGATATATGATGAAACATCCAGGAGACCCTGCAGGAGGATTAACAAATAATGCTAATTGCAAATGTACAATGCTTACTAAAGCAAAATACGATGAGGAAAATAATATCATATATAAATAATTGCTAAAAAAGTTAGTATCTTTGTATATCATAGTTTGGTGTTTTGGTTTTAGGGTGGGTAGGCAACTACTCACTCTTTTTTAAACACTATAAAAATAATCGCTTATGAAGAATATAAGTTTCAAAAATTACGATGCAAGTATAAAAGACTTGGATGTAGCAACGGGAATCGTTACAGGTTACTTCTCACAATTTAATTCTATTGACTTAGATGGTGATGTTATAATGCCTGGTGCATTTACAAAGACTATTGCAGAAAGAGGTCCAGATTCATCAAAGCCCGAAATTGCTTATTTATGGCAACACGATACTTACAAGCCTTTAGGAAAGCTAATGGTATTAAGAGAAGATAACTTTGGTTTATATTTTGAAGCTAAAATGAGCGACACTACTTACGGACAAGATGCTTTGAAACTTTATAGAGATGGTGTAATAACCCAACATTCTATCGGGTATCAAGTAATAAAGTCGGTAGAAACCACTATGGATATGGAAGAAGAAGTTGAGGCAATCTACGAGGTTAAACTTTGGGAAGGTTCAGCAGTAACTTTTGGTGCAAATCCTAATACACCTTTTACTGGCTTTAAGTCTGTAGAAGAAAGAGAAGACCGAATTAAAACTTTAGTTAAGGCTATTAAAAATGGTACTTACACTGATGAAACATTTGGTCTTATTGAATTTGAATTATTAAAACTTATTTCACTTGTTAAATCCGAAGAGCCAACTGTGGTTACTCCTGTGGACAACGAGCCGAAAGAGGACAATAAGATACAAGAAATAAAACAATTTAGAAACCTTTTAAATCTATAACAAGATGGAAGAAATTAAAAATTTAGCAAATGACATCAACGCAAAGTTTGATGCAAGTGCAAACGCTTTAGTTAGCGTAAAAAATGAAGTGTCTACAATGGTAGAAAAAAGTATTGATTCAGTTAAAGCTGAAATCAAAGCAGTAAAAGATGAAATGGATAGACAAGCAGAAGAAGTATCTCGTAAGAGTGCAGCTAAGACTTTGGCTACTAAATCTATCGGTGAGCAAATCGCTGAAAACTTAGATTCTAATATGTCTATCGCTGAAAAAGAATTAAAATCAGCAGGTGGTTCATTCACTATGAACTTAAAAGCGGTTGGTAATATGTTATTGTCATCTAACTTAACAGGAGATTCAGTAGCTACTTACAACCAACAACAAGCAATCTTGCCTTCGCAAAAATTGAACTTTAGAGATTTAATCCCTACTGTACAATCAGCGACTGGTACTTTTGTTACTTACAAAGAAAGTGGTTCAGAAGGTGCTATCGCAGCTCAAACTGAAGGTGCTTCTAAAGGTCAAATCGATTACGACTTAACAGAAGTTAAGACTGTAAACGCTTATATCGCTGGTTTTGCAACTTTCTCAAAGCAAATGATGAAATCTTTACCATTTATTGAGCAAACTTTAACTCGTATGTTGGTAAGAGATTTCTTTAAGGCAGAAAATGCTTCTTTCTTCGGTACTGTTAGTGCTGCTGCAACAGGTTCAACAACCCACGCTGCAAGTGATGATGTAGAAGAAATTATTGAATTAATCGGTAACCAAAAGAGTGCTAACTTTAATGCTTCTTATGCGTTAGTTAGTCCTGCTCAAATGGCTAGATTGATTATCTCTACTTACAACAAAGGTTACTATGCAGGTGCAGGTGCGGTTATTCTTAACGGTGCAGGTGGTTTGACTATCTTTGGTACACCAGTATTCGAGGCTTCTTGGGTAACTGATGACAAGGTTTTAATCTTTGATAGAGATTACTTAGAAAGAGTTGAAGTTGAAGGTATGAATGTAACTTTCTCTTATGAGAATGGAACTAACTTTACACAAAACTTAGTAACTGCTCGTATTGAGTGTTACGAGGCTATCAACTTAATGTTACCTACTGCTGCAATTTATGCGGATTTAGGGAACGCTTAATTAGTTCTTTAAAATAATAAGAGAGGGTAGGTGCTTAATTGTATCTACCCTTTTTTAATGCTAAAAATCTTAGTATCTTTGTAGAATGTATAAATGTACAGTCAATATATCGCATAACGGTAGGAAGTATTATAGAGGTAACTACTACGAGCTTGTTTTAAGCGATAAGATAAGAGAATTTATTAAGGTTGGGTACTTTACTCAAATAGTAGACAAAGGCATTACAAAAGAGTTTAAAGGCAAAATAAAGAAGAAGTGACAAACTTATATCCATACTTAGTCAATAAAAATATTAGTTCTATTGTAATGTTTCCTAATGCTTGGAAGGCAGGGAAGTTATACAATATCTATCCTACTACACTTAATTGGTTTACTGCACAAAGAAGCACACAGGCTTATAGAACGGATGCAAGTAAACTATTAGACCTTAGAGGTGTAAACGAGCCAAGATTAGATTACGAGTATTCCGATTGTCCAGAATTGTTTATGGAAAAGTATTCTGTAAATTTATTTTCATATTCTAACAATTTTGATTTTTGGACAACTTCGGGTGGTGGTTCTTACACTAATAATGCAGGTGCTGGTCCAGATGGTATAGACGATAGTGCTGCTTACTTTAATAATAAAGTAGCTTTGCAAGTTGTTGATTTTGGTCTTGGTTGCACTATTTCAATATGGGCAAAAAAAGCTACTGGCGCTGCTTGTACTATGAATTTATTTATAAATGGAGACCAAGAATTCTTTTCTTTAACTGATGAATGGCAATTATATAAATTAACAAGTTTTTCAACTGATACTCCTTCAAATTGTGGTTTTGGAATTGCAGATGAAGCGTATGTATGGAATCCTCAATTAGAGGATAGCGAATATCCTACGTCTTCTATTATATCAAATGAAGAACAAGGAGTAAGAGAACAAGATATTATTTATAAAGATATAACCGTAAAGGATTATTATTTAATGTATTTTGATATTCGTTTAGTAGGTGGTGCAACCATTACTAATATATTTGAATGTATTGGTTCAATGAACGATAATAGCTTAGATAAATTTATAACTTTAGGTACTTCTAAAACTAACCAATTAATCGTAAATTTGTATAATAATCCAAACAACCAAGTTATTGATTTGGGTACTTACGAAGATGGCATCCATAAGGTAGCTATTAAGTGGGATAACGATAATGTTAAGGTGTTTGTAGATGGTTTATTAGAAGCTGATGTTTCTAATACTGCTAATTTACCAACAAACCAAACAGATAGAATAGATTTAGGCACAATAGCTGGTAATTATTACCCAGTAAGAGATAGAATAAGAGGTTTTATATATATGGGTGCAATGACCGATATATTGCCTACAGATGAAGAACTAATACAATTAACACAATTAGCACCTTTGCCAGACTTTATGATAAGTGAAGTAGGGGAATTTTTAGTAACACAAGAAAATAACAATATTATAACAGAATAAAGATATGGCGAATAT